TAACTCGTATATTATCATATGAAAGTTAGACATGGTTTTATTAGTAACAGTTCAAGTTCATCATTTTTAATTATTGGTGCAAAACTTACTGATGAGATAGTTGAAGTTGTATGGCCTAAAATCAAATCACTGATCAGTGATGATGATATGCAAGAACTAATTGATGATTATGATACTGAAGACGATCCTTGGCAAATCGTGACTTGGTGGCCAAACATCTCTAGCAAAGCACCATACAACACAGTAAATAACGATGGCGATACTTACATTGGTTGGGGTGGAATTATCTTTGACGATGATATAAGTGAGAAACCATACAAGATGGAAGAACTTCAATCAGTATTGGACTTTCTAGAAATTAAAAATCCCATGGTATTCGATGGTGGCTATAGCAATTAATAAAGGTTTATTAAAATGGTAAAGTATCGACATGGCTTCATAAGTAATAGTTCTAGTAGTTCCTATATCATAATTGGAAATTCTTCTTATGATAGACTTGATCCATTATACAACAGAAACAGTAATACATTTGATCCATCTCTCATAACAAAATCAGATTTCATTGAATTTGGATGGGGTCCATACACTGTACAAGATGTTCAAGCACGTATTGTATTTACAATGATACAAGTTGAGGCAATGATTAGAAACCCATATGGATATGATGAATTTAAAGGGTGGAAAACTCCCGAAGGACAAATGCTTATAGAAGTGATTAAAGAAGTATCAGACCTCCAGTTAATTTGGAAACTTCCTTCAGGTGCCTACATTGATCATCAAAGTCGCGCTGATGAAGATCGAAACATTGAAATGTTCAAAGACAAAGAAACATTGAAACAATGGATTTATTGTAACGATAGTAAAATAGTATTGGACAATGATAATCATTAAACATAGTGAAATCAAGGCTGGTAACACTTACGTTGTAATGAACCTATCAGGAGATCACGATCTGGATGTATAATTGTATAGATTATAATAACCATCTTTTTATAATACTAACACCAAACAATTAATCATGACATCACTAGTAATTATGTGGATCACTGAAAACAACAATACCATCTATTATGGTCGTAAAGGATTTGCTCATCACCGTGAGGAAGCCATTGTATTCAAAAGTGTCAAACAATGTCTTAAGACCATGAAATATGCTATGGCTGATTATGTGCCAAGTGATCAAGTATTTGCCGAAGTAATTGAATACAATGATCAAGCCGTTGATACGTTTCACAATAACGGTGAGGTTACTAGTATTATTTCGTAACTATTAAATAATATTACGTGTAATATAATGTATACGGGAGTGATGACCCGGTAAGTGAATTAGCCATCGTGCAAGGTCAAATCTTGTATGATGGTTTCCCTGCAGGCAAGTCTTTACGACGATGGAATGCAGGTGACAGGGAATGTAAGACGCCTGGTTGGGATTGCAAATCCAACAAACGGATAAATGGTTGTAAACCACATCTGCGCAAATGTGGCAACCGTAACCGATAAACCAAATGGGAATTAAGGGGTTCGAATCCCCAATCGGTTATCCCTGAAATCCTCTGCGAGATAAAAATCCCAGGCGAGAGTAAGGAGAGTAACCAGCCACAGACGGGTGGAAGAGAAAGAGGAGTGGTTCGAATCCACTACTGGTTATGTGGGTCTCAATTCAGCAGGTTTAGAACCCCATTATCAAAGTTGTTAAACCGCCGAGGCACGCTCGTTAACCGTGGGCGTTTTGCAGGTTTAATTTCCCAGGAACAAATCCAAAACCTGATAAAATGGTTGTAAACCACATCTGCGCAAATGTGGCAACCGTAACCGATGACACAATGGGTGTGCAACGGGTTGGTTCGAATCCACCCATCAGTTATAGGTGGAAGTAAACCCACCAATAAGTTTATTAGTGCACGAATAAACAGAATTTACCGCTTGGAAGTTTACTGCGATTATCCACGAGCGTTATCATGGAAACAAATTGGGTGACCGAACAAAGAGTTCTAACCAGCATGGAGTAACAGAATCTCACCATCGTTCCTGGTGGAGATATAGGTGCAATTCCTATTGCTGGTTATCAGCACTGCGGCAAGTCCATTAAGTTGGAATGTGATTCACCAGGTGAAACCGCTCGATCTGGTGCGTTGGGTATCAAACGTGACTCGCAGGTTGCCTTCGCCGTAGGAGTGATATCAGAAGGTATTGATGGTGTATTACTACGATAGTCTGACCGGTTTGCTATCGTCTAATGTTGGTTAACGAAGGTTCAATTCCTTTCACCATCATCAATCCACTGCTAACTTGAGCAACCATTTATTATGGATGCCCTGTAGGATATTTCAACCGATAAAAACAGTATAAGCGGTTGACGTTGGATATCAAACGTGACGTTCGGCCTAGCATTCAGGCATGGGAGTGATATCGAGAATGCAAACAAGTTATGTAATGTGCAGAATGAAGGTAACTTCATGCAAGACTAGAACTTCCCTGCTGGTCAATAAACAAACGGTAGATAGATGACCACAATGATAACAATTGAGTTATTTACGGCTATCACGGGTAGAAGTTTAAAACATGTGGATAAACAATGAATAGTCTTCCACAATGATCACATTACAACAAACTTGACCGCTTAATGGAATGGCGGTATACGATGGGCTGATGTGGACTCCATCATTAAATTTCCAAACCATCCACACGTTGATAGTAGACTTGGTTCATCACCATCTAATATTTTTGGCCGGATAATTCTAGTAATGAAGCCGGTGAGTTACATGTATGTATAATTATTTTCGTGATTTTCTCTTATTACCACACTAAATCATTTGATGGATCAATCCCATCACACGATTATAACAAACTATTTGACACCTTTTTAACATTTCTATTATATAACTTTTATCTCTTTCTTTATATATGGTAAATTATATTTGTTCACTTAATGTTTAACGTTAAAGAACAAGTATCATTAAATCTCGGTGACATCACTTATCCACATCTCAATCGCATAGCATTATTGTATCCTGGTCCCGGTATGATATTAGGTGAAGAACTTCTCTGGCAACCTAAACATGATGGTAGCAATGTTCGCTTCTATCTTGACAACGAAGACAATCTCATAATGGGATCTCGTAATCAACCAATTGCAGATCCATCATTTTTGAGTATTGCGCGAAGCATTGATGATGGTCAACTTCTAGAAAATATCAAGGAACTATTACTCGATGCTCGTAACTGGAGTAATAACTACATCCTTTATGGTGAGTTGATGGCCAAAGGACGATCTCCCACCCGTATTAAAACCTATGATCAACCATCATTCGTAGCATTCGATCTATGGACTTCCAAGACCCAGCAATTCACCCACTATAACTTCCTTCATCAACAATGCCATCACAGTAACATCCCATGTATCGATGTTCAGGTAATCACCAGACACACCAGCATCGAAGATCTCTACACCTACAGAGACAGTATGCTTCGTGATCATCAAGACATCGAGGGCTTTGTAATCAAGTCATACAAACCATCATACAACAATGGATTGTTAGCCGTCAAGGAAAAGCACGATACTTTAAAACTTGATAAGATCCCAAAGGATATAGATCCCAATAAAGTCGAACTACCACCACTTTCTGACAGTGAAATTTATGGGGCATTGGATAAAGTTCTTGCTGATATCGGCCCCGAACAATTCAAAAACGTCAAGATCGCAATGCCGATAATTGCCAAACAAGTAAGCACTGAAGCCCGTAAACATTTCATGTCTCCACCACGTTCAATCTTCACCTATTACCAGAACAAATTAGAAGATATGAATTCAACTTAACTTCTATTTTATATACGCATACATATAATAATCACGCCAAAATCACTTTCATTTGCATTTAAAGCCTTATATACAACATTCAACCTTGTATGCGAATGTAAAACATTCAAGTCACCTCGTAAATGGCATTGAGTATATACTACCTTCTAATCGATAATTATATATCTCATTACATCATATTAACTAGTATGGAACAAGTAGAAATTATAAAGGCGCTTGAAACCCTAGGTCTCAACCCCAAAAAGGCTGAAGTTCTCACAGAGATTTTAACCCGTAAACAGTTCACTCAACATGAACTTGAACGCGCGACTGATCTCCAGCAGCCTGTTGTAAGCCACATCATCAGTGACTTTACCAAGGACAACTTCATTGCCATCAGCGAACGAATTAAAAACAATATCGGGCGACCTACCAACGTCTACCGATTAAGTAAAACTCCCGAGGTGATCGCCAAAGAACTCCGTGAACGACAATACAACAAAAAGAAAATTGACAATAGCGTGAGATTGATTTCTAAACTCAATGAAGTCACACTTGCTGTAGTTTGATAACCACCACATGACGATCGATGATAACCACAAGAACTTGTTCATCCATCTGACAAAGTGAACTTGATATTGTTCACTATAATAACAAAATATCACATTAGAATAACATCTTATTTTTATACTATCACTTACATATAAAATTATATGCAACGTGATAATGCTGAAATGTTTGAAGTGGTATTTGCACTTCTAATTATAATTATACTTGGAATTTTAATGTTGATTTCTTCAGTAACCATAACATCTAAAACTATCACTATACAAGAAAAAATACCTACAACTCCATACAAAATTGTTGATATGGAAGATAACGTCTACATTATAAGTGACAATTGGCTTGTTGGAAAAGTTGATGCATCAAATCGCTATGCAAAGATAAAATTAAATGAAACTTACAACATCAACGTAACTGGTATGAGATTTCCACCATTGAGTTTCTTTCCCAATATAATTGAGATCACCAAAGTATAAATTACTAGGATTTACCTTTCTATTTTTTAATTGTAAACATTACAATATTATCGTGATGAAACCCAGCAACTTACATATCATTTCTAGCAACACAATCAATTACAAATTTGCTCAAGATATACTCATCGACTACCTCTGCGATCACGACATATCTAAAATCCTAATCACCAATTATACTACGGGTGATATTGCCTTAATCAGTATGTTATCTTTAACAGAGATCCCAATCGAAGTTGAAATGCCTACTAGAAATTGTGGTGCACTTCCAATTATCAGTTCTCAATTTGCAATGATTCGACGCGCCACCCATGCATTAATATTCAATGATCATAGCACTCTAATAGAAACCATGATCTATATGGTTACTAGAAATGATTTAAAAATAAAAGTGATAGAATGTTGTGATCAGTAAATTGCTGACCAGGAAGATCCATCAGAATTAAAAACCGCTGACCACCCACTTGGAATAATAGTTCTACCATTATATTTAGAAACTGTGACAGAGGATAATGTGTTGCGTTCAAAATCTACTGGAACTTCAAAATCATCAATATCTCTAGCAATCAAATCATTATATTCTTCTTCAACCTTATCGTAATTTTCATTGGCCTCCAATAATGCTTCGGCTGCTCTCTCCTTTTCAATGATCTTGGCTTTCACCACACCGCGAACATATCGAACTTTTCTTTCCCATTCAGCAGATTCTATATCTTCCACAATATCATTCATATCAGAAATATTCTCATAATCAATAAATTCATCCATAGCAGTATTATATGTGCGTAATATTATATAAAACTAATTGTATATTTCGGCGCGAAAGAATGTATTCTTCACGCCAATTAAACTAATGGTTAAGTGATGGGAGCAAAACACCACCTAACAAATAAGAGCATTAAATCGCAAGTGCCGCTTAAATAGGTTTATACCTATAAAGCGCGTTTCTTGCTATGAAGACTCTTGCTTCAAGAATTGAAGCGGGGTTCTTGTCACATACCGCCCGTCAAAGTAGTAGTAACAATACATAGTTGTGATTGTCCGTATATAAAATTAGTGATCACATCAACTTTACATGTAATAGTTTTATAAAACATCATACCAAATATACTAGTTATGACACGCAAATTAATAACACTGGCTGGTTGTGATGCTAGTGGTAAATCATCAATGCATCGTAGATTATCCAGTGATCCATTATTCACCAATGCTCTATTCGTCAAAGAACCATATTATGCACACAACATTGCACTTATTAAACAATGTGATGATGCATTAAAGTTAATTGAATTGTTTGCAAAAGATCGCGAACAACTTTACAATGAAGTCATCATACCAGATAAGCGCGATCTCATCATTAGTGATCGTTCCATGATCTGTAACTTTGTCTATCAATCACTTGCAATTGAAGATCAATATGGATGGACAACCCTAGAAGCAATCGATTACATCGAACGTCACCAACCACCCACCCTCTGGATTGATCACGTAATCTTCACCAAGGCCGATCCTACTACCCTAACAGCACGTTGCCAAAAACGTAATGAAAAAATGACCACACAGTATGCTACCATGATCCAGTCCCGCTACGAAATGATTCTAGAAATGTTCAACTACCCATACACTATCATTAACACCGATCAGCACAACCTTGACAACAGCACATATATAGCGTCTAGGGTGATCGAACAAGTAATTGGTGAATGACCACACCACCTATTCTTTATAATAACTATTTTATAATACTAACGCTAACATACTAGTATGGGAAAGTTCATTAAAGGACGATACATTGAAAATGATCGCATCACCGAACAGGAAATCATTGACAATCTTGAAACTGTACAGCAACTTGAAGACGAAGCAAATTCCACCGTTGTAAGCACAGTAATTGAAACTGTGGAACAACTTGCTATCAATCAAACTCAAATTTGTAACGATATAGACGAAATTGATAAAGATCTATCAACCCTGGATTATGAACTATCATCATTACACAACAGGATCAACAATTCTTACAAACTCCTCATGGCAATAGGCATTATACAAGCAATCACCATTGTAGCATTATTCGTCATTATGTTGTGATGTGTTATATGACCATCAATTTGGCAATTGCTTGTAAGCATTGTAAGAGCGTGGATATCACAACACGCACTCATTTTATTGGTATCGATGACAACTATCTAGAAATCGCCATTGAATGTAACAAATGCCACAAGCGAGCATTCGTCTACGTTAACGTGGTGGACAAGAAAGATTTCAAAATAAGTCAAATGTGATCTTCGCGTAACAATTTCTATTTTGACGCCAAGATCCTAGTAACCATTACTATTTTATAATTGTAAAAACATAATATTAGTTATATGATCTGTACTGCACCAAATCACATTGAATTACAAGGCAAGTTGTCATCGCGTGATACATTAATAAATAAACAACTTACCACCATAATTAAATTATTACAAGAACAAAATGAACTATTACGCGAAATCCACCAAGAAACTAATATCAATACATATACCACGGAATACGACAATCCTACAATTAAATATTAACTGGTAAATTTAAACATTTAATTATGACAATCACAGTTATAGATGACACCAAACTTGATCATGATCATAAAATCTACTTGATTAAGAAACGACGATTATATGAAACTCTTGGCATTGAAGATCTTAATGAAATTATAATCCCATCGTTCTGTGATTTAGTCATATCATCTCCCTATGGAACAACTCTACGTTATAATGATCATAATCTAGAAGTAAACTTTATGCTCAAATATTTCATCGAGGAATATTTAGCCCACAACTAATCCATACTATTTTATATAACCCCACACATACATCATTGTTATGTATGTATCCTACGCCAATTTGGATCCTAAACTCCCAAAGCCGACTCATCTCATCAAGAAATTCAAGAACAACAACTATCCCACCAACCTTATCATCAGTGATGAATTACCAAACATGGATCACTACATTGAAATTGACACCGGTGAATTCGATAAATTTGCACCAACTCACAACATATATTACCGGCGCCATAACCTAAACATTCGCCGTAAGGATGATAATGGCAAAGTTAGAATGTTTAGGAGTAAGATCAGCAATGATCGTGTTAAAGATGCATCAAGTATTAAAATAGAACCCGTTGAAATTGACACTACCTTAAAAGAATACAACGAAATGAAAACTAAAGCATTAGAACGCATCAACAATACTTTCATTCCATCGCGCACCCATAATGTAAAGAAATCATCATTATTTGATAAACCTGCAAATTACGAAGACACTAAACTATCTACACCAGATCTCATAACTAATGTAGTAAAAACCTTCTATGACACTAACAAATCTAATCAAGAACTCAATGTATGTTATAACTGTGCATACTACATATCACCGCAATGTCACAAGTATTGTCCACCCTGGCATAACGTGCTAGAAAATTCAACGTGCTTTGAAGGATTCAACAAACACACTAGGAAAAAATTTGATGTATAATATCACCATATAGTTTTATATATGGGTAATGTAGACGATCAGTTTGTTACTAGTTAAATGTCCTCTCTAGAAATATCCTCACAATGATCCTCCTACAAATCAATTTTTTATTTTCACACCAACATAATGCTTTTATAATGTCAACATCTTATATGTATGTGCCCAAGTAGCGAAACAATACAAAGTTGAAAGGCTCGTTCTTTCTTCTTTTTTGTTGTTTTGTTATGGCGAGTGTTTCGTCCTATTCTTCGATTGCAACCATTTAATATTGCTTATTAGTTCATAACTGGAATTGTTCGCACTTCGAACTAACATGTGCACTAGATTTATATAATGGTAATCGTAACCTTTTGGTGTGGTTGAACAGGAATACAATAGTATTAATCGATTTGCTCAATATTCAACCAACTAATGATTTTCGCGCCGACATACTAATATATAAATTTAGTGGGAACATTTAAATACTTCTATATTAATACTTATATACTAGTATGGAATATATATATGATGTTCACGCACAATTCAAAAGCGAAATTAGGATGGATCCTTCTCACAAATCTGAAAAGATCCGTGATTTCGTGCGAACGTATGGTGAACAAAACTTTTTAGATGTTGCTCCTGAAGACAGTTTATATGCCGCGTTTCTTGTCGAATTCCCCGGCATCGAAGAACTTATCACCCGTAATTATTTTCACACCGTAATATCCAGGGCTTTCAAAACCAAATCACAAACCAACCCAAAATCCACGATAGTAACCATCAGTGATCAAATTTACGTGAAGGGCAGGATTAAAAAGCAACAATAATATATACTTTTAAATTAATATAATTTTATGGAAAATCAAGAAATCCATGAACGTTATATAATTGATGTAACACATTATCCAAAAACTGGAGATTGTAGTAGAGTTTCTACCGGCAAAATTACTCAAATTATGCTTGATACTAGAAAAGAATATGTTCATGAACTTTCACGAGTTGACATATCATCAAGTAGGTATAACCATCCAGTTGACAATTCTCCATTGATTCTGTATAACATTGAGTGTTGCGCAAACATCAAGAAAGAATAAATCAAATTCAACTATTCTTTTATATGTCGATCGAAAGTGATGTAATGATATTTTTGATGACTCATAATGACCATCTATATTCTTTAGATGCCTTGAAAGAAACATTCCCACAACATAAGAGACATTGTATATTACATGTTTTGAAAGAATTGGTTAAAGACAAACAAGTTTATAGAATCAAAATTGCAGGATTAAAAGTCTATACAACAATTAACAGCGGTATGATGCTTAAACGAGAATATGATAAATCACTGGTTTCAAATTCATCACATCCATTGTATGAAGTGTTTGAACTACCATAACTATTTTCTCGGCGTAAATGCAAGTGGTTACAGAATAAGACCACCATAACAAAACAACAAAGAAAACCAAACAACGTGCATTTGGTTCTCTCTATCGTTGTGTTACTTTGGGCACATACATATTGGTCACTAACACTATATAAAGATATTGATCGTGTTAAACAGTTAGTTTTATATATTATAAAATTAACTTATATAAATAGTAATGGATAATATTAATAATCATAATAAAGTTAGTGATCTTGGTAATGCTAGTGGTTTAGTTATTGAGAATATAGAACAATATAATGAGGATCAATTAACACGAAAAACACTATCACCTAGTTTTCATTGTAATATTTGTAAGTATGTTGATGTGGAACATAATCGATGTAAGAAGCGTAGGAAGTTTTTAGATGATCCGATGATTGAGTGCCTGAATACCTGTCAACATTACGATTCAAGTCTATATAGGTTATTCATGGAGTTTTTTGAGAATGATTGGAAGAATAATGAAGTGTACTTTACCACTGACTTTACTGATCGTTATAATATTACTAGACATTTGGCGCGGCACTATTTGTTCGATATACTTGTTCGCAAGGAAAAGGTTTGCTTTCGGGTTAAACGCTATAATAAATCGTATTATTTTAAGAAGACTAAGGACAACATGCGATTGATTGGTAGTTTAACTTATGGTGGCATTGTAATCGAACATTATGGTAAAATGCCTACGGAATAGATTGGTGTTAAGATTTATGGATCTTCACACTATTAAATTAGTAACAATATTGTTATATAAAATAAAAGTTTAATTATAAAATATAAGGTGAATTATTTGGAACATGTTCTAATTATTTATAAAGACTATGAAAGAGATCCGTTTGATTTAGAGAATTATACTAGAATTTTGATTGATACTGATGAAGTTACTAGATTCTATGTGATTAGTTGTTATAAAGGTGATTATTTACAGGAAGTTATGTTCTTGAATCCTGATGAAGTTTTACAGTTTGTTTACATGAGGTGAAATATGAAGCATGATGATAATTTAGATGTAATTTGTAGTGTTTATGATTACATTAATGAGATGCTGGCTAAACGTGGATGGGATCCTGAAACTTTTACTGTATGGGTAAATGGTAAACAGATTAAAGTAAAGGGTATTGATGATAAAGTTGGTAGTGTATTTACTAGTAAGAAGTGTGGTGACGGGTGCAAGTGTAAGGATGATAAGCCTGTAATGGGTAAATCTTCATTAGAGCAATTTAATAGTAAATACGCTAGAGAGAAATCTAAATCTACATCATCAGTATCTTGTTGTATGGAATGTGGATATGCCTTACCATTGGATACTGTGATGTATAGTGAACATCGGTATTATGACATGGCATATTGTCAGTATCATGGTTTCATGGTCATGCAACTTGGAAAATGTTGTGAATTTAGTAAAGGGGTATAAGGTGTTTTGGATTTATAATATATGTATGGTATGGCGTAAATTCGGCAATAAGTGAATTATTAACGCCGATTAACTAGTTTTTATAAAAGTGATTGTATAAAAGGCAAACCCTTAAATACTTCTTTTAAATTTCTCATGGTTTTATATAATGTCAAGTGTAATATGTGTATAGACAACTAACACACTTCAGTTGTTAAGGAATAATTGAAATGACTATTGATGTAAAGGCACTGGCTGAAAAGTATAAACTGACTGAAGCAGAAGTAAGTAAGAAGATTAATGATAAGACGAACGCAATTAAGTTGAAGATTGGCGACCTGTATTCTGCTGATAAGATCGATGCAGAAGTTGAGAAACTTGTTGTAGGCAGTCTTGGTGACATGTTTTCACTCTCGGGTCTAGAGTATGCGAAGGATCAGGCAGCAAAAGGTGGACTCAAGACATTTGATGTTATCATTCTTGGTGCTGGAAAGCCAGAAGATGGTAATGATTACAAGAAACGCCAGATCACTATGAAATATTACCGGGCACTTAATGGTGGAAAGTGGGCCGAAAAGAATGAAGATGGAACTTGGGGCGAACCTGTCGACCATGCACCTGATCTTGAAGTAGCAAATGCAATGCTTACCAATAAGATCGTGAGACTTGCGAAATCCAAGGAAGGCAAGGATTATGCTATTGCACTTGACTCTGAACGCACTATTAAGATTAAGGGTGATGATGGTCAGGTAGTTGAAGAGAAAGAGAATCCAAACTTTGGTAAGGACATTCCCGAGGCATGGTCTTTCAAGGTGCCAATGATCGTCAGCAAAGTGTATGATAAATTTGATCAGACTCCTGGTGCTGAAAATGTTGGCAAGGCTGTCAATGAGTTCAAGATGGGAACCATGCGTTGTGAGGATCGACATGGCAATGGTGTGAAGAATCTTCCAGCAATTGGTCGCAAATCAAGAGTGTATGGAAGACTTGCAGGCAAGGGTCTCTCAATTAGTAAGGATGCATATGAGGACTTTGGTGTATTTGATCAGTCATATGACGTTGCATTGACCATTATGTCCAAGCAGGGAAGTGGTGAGAAAGATCTTGATATGATTTGGCGTGATCTTTGTGAATTCGAAGATTTGGATGCTTACAAGACTTTCAGTGCAAAAGGAACTCTTCAGTATAAGAAACTTACTGGTAGTGAGAAAGAACGTAATCAGGTTATTCAGATCAAGGTTGGAGATGCTGATGTCACAACTGGTATCAGTATGAAATCTCGATATGCCCCGGTGATTGCAGATGTCGCTGATGAGATGGGTGTTCATGATGAGGTTATTGTGTTTGGTCGTAAGATGTCATTTGCTCCAGACAAAGAGAAACCAACCATCAAGATGCCTTACTATGAACTTTGGGGAGTAATCGCTAGCAAGGATGTAACTGGTGCTGAAGCCAAAAAGCGTCTCAAGGAAGCAGGACTAATCTAAAGTCCCACACAATTTTATAGTTGGTGAATGTTTATGAGTATACAATTAAAGGATGCGATTGGTCGATACAGTGAACTAAAAAGTGAACTTGGCAACATTGTCATTGAAGAAGAATCGAGTGTTGAAAGCATTGAAGCGGCATTAAGTGTATTGAAGTATATTGAGAATACACTGTATGTTACTGCTGATTTAATGAGCGAGCGAGTATAGAATAATGCTTAAATGGTTATTGGATTTGATTGATGCTATTATTTCAATAATTGTTTGGAAATGGTAAATAATACAAATTAATTTTTAACGCGGAGAAATTATCATGGTATGTTGTTTAGAATGTAAATTTAATGTAAATGGAAAGAAGGGAAGTAAGCGATTTAAGTGTAAGTTTGAACCTGTGTGGGTGGATATCGATGACTTCCCAGAGAATCATGATTGTGGAAGGTTTCAAAATTTATCAGATATTGGTAGTCCGACTGGTAATATAAAATTGAAATCTACTGGTAAGGTCAATGCCGAAACTACAAATTAATGGTGTATTATGGATAATGATGAATATCTAAATATTTTATATGAATCATTTGGTTTCTATAAGGAGAAACTTAATTCGATGGTTGATAAACAAGAGAATGATCCTTATGTGTATGATAGGGTTGCATTTATAATGGATCAGATGAGGAATGTTCTTGCAGAGATGTTAAGATTTCGTAACTTATCTAATTCTAAATAATTCAATTTTTATCGTAACTTTTTTAATGCATACTTTTATAAATGTTAAAAGTTAATATTGTAGTGCAATGTTAAAACTAAACCATCCAAAGAGGTTTTAAAATATGTCTTGGGATACAACAGAAGTTATTGAACCTAAAGTGGAATCTACGGTTGTAGAAACTCCAAAGAAGAATACAAAGGAATCTATGAAGAAACCATCTGAAAACCTCCTCGCGATGTTTAAACCTGCTATTGATATACCGGCGGTCAAATGTCTACGCATGGGCATATTTGCGCCCGCAAAATGCGGCAAAACGCATTTCTGCCTCACAGCGAAGAGACCTATCTATTTCCTTGACACTGAAAAATCTGCAAACATTCTGGTTAAACAGTTACCGGAAGATGTTCAACGAGAGATTTTCATTGTGGATCTTGTTGAATACGCAGAGAAGAAAGGTAACCATTTGGATGTTGTATCTTCAATGGAAGTTGCATTTGATGTCATTGGTCAGTTGATTGATGCAGTTAGTGAATCTGAACAGGTTGGTACTATTATTGTGGATTCTTGTAGTGACCTTTGGGATTTCTTGAAGGCTTGGCTCCAAGAACAGACTGATCTTAAAACTGTGAAATCTACTGGTGATATGATGTCAACGGAGTGGGGACGCGCAAATAAACGTTGGACACAGTTTATGAGGCTTCTACAGGCTTCAAATTGGAATGTCATTTTGACGTTTAAGGCCAAGGAGAAATTTGGTTCCAAAGGTGAGCGTCTTGGTATCTTTGATCCAGATTGGCAGAAGAACACTTTCCATTGGCTCGATCTCAATGTGGAACTTCGTAGAGTTGTAAATAACCACGTGTTTATTATTCATGGTGGTAGATTTGGTGATACATACGAAGAAAAGAGCAATATTAACTTTGATGAACTTCGTCAGTATCTTACTGATAAATCCGGTGTAAAGTTCGAATAAAGGTTACAGTTTTGTAATCTTCATTTTTCTTTTTGATTTCTATGCTTAATAGATGTATTATTTGTGGATCTAATTTTGAAAGTGATGAAAAGTTAGATGCCTGTTCTGAAGAATGTAAAACGATGTTGGATCGTGGTGAGTTTCATGATGGAAGACTTACAGTAATTTGTATGGAGTGTGGAAAAGAAATTAAAACTACATATTATCGAATTAGAAATGGGCATAATAAGACTTGTTCAAAAGAATGTCAATTTACTGCCCAGTCTAAACGTATGAAAGGTCCAGGAAGTCCGCAATGGAAAGGTGGAAATATTGAAATGACTTGCCTAGAATGTGGTGTTAAGTTTGAATCTTCTCGTTCTAGAGTAATCAATGAGGGTAGAGGAAAGTTTTGTTCTAAAAAGTGTTTTGGTGCTTGGTATAAGAAACATGGTAAAAAAGGTGAAGAGCGATCAACTTACATACCAAGAGTGAAAACAGTTTGTGCTCAATGTGGAGTTGAATTAATTCGAACTCAACATTCTATTGACATATATAAAAAGTCATTTTGCAGCACTAAATGTCAAGGTACATGGTTTGGAGAACATTGTAAAGGTGAAAATCATCCAGTATTTAAAAATGTTATAAATTATCATGGTTATCATCATACATTTATACAAAAACATAATCAAGCAAGAGTTAGAAACTTCTTTAAAAATACTTGTATAATGTGTGGTAAAGTTCATGGAGAAAACGATGAAGATGCAATAATTCATCATATCTATCCAGAAGAAAGAACACTACCTTTTGAAGAAACGAAATATGTTTGTGTATGTAGGCCATGTCATGCAAAATTGCACCATGATAAAAATGAATGGGATTATTGGACACCATATTTCATTGAATTGATTGAGAATTATATGGGTGGGGTATGTTTTATTTAAAGGTTAAATTATGGATGAATTAACAAAACAATTGATTTCCAAGAGCCAAGTTAGCACGTATTCGTATTGTCCAATGCAATACAAGTTCAGATATGTTGACGGTATTAAGAGTGAAACTAATCCGACGCTGGCTATAGGATCTAGGATACATGAGTTCTACGATAAGTTTTTTGAAGTGGCAAAAGAAGTGGCTCCTGAAGATTGGTATGGTTTGATACATCCTGGCTTTAGTCCATATGAACAAAAGATGATCAGATGTTTCATGGACTACGAATGGAGTAGACTCAAGAAGTTCAATAATAATTATGATTTGTGGATGCCTATTATGCGCGAAACTATGGTGGTTAATGAGGAATTGGGGTTGCGTGGTATCATCGATCGAGTGGACAAAGTAAATGATGAGTATATTATCGTGGAGTATAAGACTAGTAAATCGATTTATAAACCATCACTTCAAAAGGAATTTGGTTTCTATAAATATCTATTAAATCATACACCACCATATGATGAATGGAATATTACACTTGGGCGTGTTATTAATCCAAGACTGTGTCAAGTTGAATATATGGCACCTTCTAAAGAATCTACCATAGTAAAGGTTTTGAAGAATTTACGGGAATCGAAACGAACTGGAAACTTTGAAAGAACTTGTAGCGAAGGCAAATATCCTTACTGTCAATTGTGTAGTTTAGATGATTGTGGAATGTATGATAGAAATGTAGAGTTATTTCCAGATGGGTTTTTCTAGTCATACATTTAAAAACATTTCTTTTTAACCTTACATTTAAACATTGATTATAATACCATTGCAGATAATAACGCTTATATATCCTAACACCACACCTTATAGTGATGACCTTCAACGTTGAATTAAGCAAGGAAGTCGCTGCAACGCTCATAACGTGGAACAACTATCTTTTTGCATCAATGATCGATCTTGATATAATTAACAATGATACTACTCTATCAGAAGAAGATAAAAAGTCTGCAATTGATAAGGCTCGCCTTCAACTTTATGATGCAATTGAAATGATGAAGCATGTATCACAGGAAGATTCACAGGCAACTATTGATTGGCTTGTAAGTATTGAAGGCCCAATGAATGAAGAGTATTCGGCGTCTAAAGTCGAAGAATCCACCGCATAAAGTTTACTTTACTTAACTATTTTTACCGTAGTGCATAAGTGGAATTTTTCACGCGAAACTCTATCCATGCACTACACAAAATCATTTTATATATAACGAATGTGCCACATTTCTATATCATGTTATATATAAAACTAGTAATTATATTAATGGTAGTAATGTGTCAAGTCAGTGCTGAATATCTAGAAACCTACAACACCAATGTGGGTGGTGTGGATGTTACTTCCATAATAATTTTTGATGATACAGGTGATGTTATTACAGGTAATGTTACTTATCAAGTCATTGATGATGGATGGACGATTAAGTTGCATGGAAATCTCACCGGCAATATAGTGGGTGATCGATTACAAGCAACTAGTATTGTGAACTTCAAGTATGGTGGACAAATTTATCCAATACAAATGGAAGTGGATGCTACAAAAGTTGGCGATCATTACATTGGTCACAAGGTGGTGACATTTCAAGATAGAAGTCAATCACTGGTGTTTGATGCAAACAAGGTGTAACATGTATTTTATAATATTACTCACATACTACACTAGTAATGAACGTTGCTAATGTTATGTCAAGTGACAAAAACTATCACTATGGTCCTAAAATTGATTATACTGGGAAAACTGTTAATGACTATGATATTATTTCATGGGAATATTATGGAGATAATGATAGATTAAAAATAAGGTGGTTATGTAAATGTGTTGTTTGTGAAACTGAAGTTTATAGAAATACATATCATTTAAATAATAATATTAGAATGGAGTGTATAAATTGTAAAAAAGTTACAACCAAAATGAATCAAAATTATTTAAAAATGTCACTAGATTATACTGGAAAATTAATAGGTAATGTTAAATGTCTATATTCAATTTGTGATGAAACTACTAATTTTAAAGTAAAATGGATGTGTCAATGTAATTGTGGTAATATGGTATTATTGTCATGTAAAAAATTAAAAAATAAGTATGTTTCATGTGGTTGTATCAAAAAACCATCTAGGATAATTGATATATCAAATAAAAGATTTGGAAAACTTACAACATCTAGTGAATATGAAATTAGAAATAATAATAATTGTTACTGGAAATGTAAATGTGATTGTGGTAATGAAAAATGGATAAAAACAACTAGTTTAATTAATGGAAAACAAGAATCTTGTGGTTGTATTGTTAGAAAAAATACTATATTAAGAAATGTTTCATTGCGAGATTCAAAACATCCACATTGGAATGATGGTGTAACATTAAGAAATACTGGGTATTGTCATAGATTTGAACGCGATAGTTTTAAAGAACGTGTGAGAATATTTTGGGGAAGAAATGTGTATTATGTGGTAAAACTGAAGATGAGAATAAAGAAAAAATGACAGTCCATCATGTAATGGAGAATCCAAAATCATTGTGTGATAATAGTTCTAAATTATTTATAACTATGTGTCATTCATGTCATTCGAGAATGAAAAATAAAGAAACTAAAATAAAATATACTGAAATGTTTATTGAAATGCTTAAAGAAACTAATTGGAAATGTTACATATCAGATAAAGAATATTTTAAAACTTATAAGGGAGTTGACATTGATGTATGATTTAATATATATCGATCCACCGTGGTCGTATAATGATAAGGCAACTGCTGGTAATCGTGGTGCTGAATTTAAATATCCATGTATGACATTACCAGAATTAAAAGATATGAAATTATATATCGATGAGATATCAAATCTAAATTCTGTAATGTATATGTGGACAACTGGTCCAATGATGCAAGATAGTATTGAATTAATGAATTATTGGGGATTTAAATTTAAAGTGGTTGCTTTCGTATGGATTAAGAAGACTAAAAATGATAAATTATTTTGGGGTATGGGTGCTGTATCAACACGATCAAATCCAGAATATGTGATATTAGGTATAAAAGGTAAAGGAGTTAAGCGTGTATCAGCATCAGTTCATAGCGTTGTAGAAGCAAAGGTTAGAGAGCATTCACGCAAACCAGATGAAGTTAGAAGAAGATTAGAATTGTTATATGGTGATGTATCTCGTATTGAAATATTTGCTAGAGAAGTAGTAGATGGTTGGGATCAATATGGCAATGAAGTTACAAAGTTTAATAGAGGAAGTTAATTATGGCGTGGGCATTCAAACTTAATGATGTTGAAGAGCAGCGATATGAAGAATTCAAGTCTAATCATTGTGGACAAATTGAAGTGATATTCCATCCAGGTGGCATCGGCACTAATGTATATGTGAAGTGTCTAGGTTGTGGAGAATCTTTGGAAATATCCGATTATGATAGTTGGTAACCAATATGTCGGCGTTTAATTTAGGTGATCATGTCAATTATAAAAGAATATCATGGGATCATTATGTTACTTTAGTAATTGTAGAAATCTTGGATGTTTCTGATAGACATGATGGAGAGTCTTATAAATATATTGGAGTAGACTTCAATGATGAAATTGTAGATGAAGTGATAAAAAGGAAAAGTTTTAGAATATATAAATGGTTATCAATTGATATAACTGTTGTAACTACAAAGGTATAGTAATGTTTGAACACAACCATTCATTATTGGGTCATCGTATCAACTACATTGATGATACACAATCCAGTTATGATTGTAAGGTGCTTGACCATATAAAAGTAAGGAAGATTAAGAACTAGTTGCTTATGAGGTTGAACAAAACTTACAACATTAGTAACATTTAAATACATTCTTTTCATGAATTAGTAATTTATAAATAAAATTACATCTTATATCTAATATACACAAACAGGAAAACTAGCATTGTTTTATGAAAATTAAACATTAGGTATAGTATCATGGAATTTGTAGAATTTAAAAAAGCACTTCAGAAAAATTTTGAAGTCAAAACATCTAACATCAATCATCTGTTCACAGTAGATGTAGATCTCGATGAAATGTGGAATGTATATCTTGATGCATTTCCTGTGGGAACTAATGAAATCTATCGTAAGCGACGAGAATATGATTGTTCATGTTGTAGAAGATTCATTAAGAATCTTGGAAATGTAGTCATTCTTAAAGATGGTAAGGTATCTACTATTTGGGATTTCCAAGTAAATGATCTAACATTCCAGACAGTAATTAATGCGCTACACAAATATATTAAGAGTAAATCAATCTCCGGTGTATTTGTAACAAAAGAAAGTAAGGTTGTGGTTGATAAAAATCTTGAACTTATTGATGGTATTGCAAAAGAATGGCAACACCTGTATGTTGATCTTCCATCTAGATTTGTTTATAGTGGTCGTGAAACTCTAGACACAGTTAAAGGTAATTATCAGGCAGTTAAAGATGTATTTAAGCGATCACTTGATGAACTGTCCAGTGAAAGTATTGACACAGTTCTTGAACTTATAAATTCCAATACATTGTATAAAGGTGAAGAATGGAAATCAGTTCTTGAGAAGTTTAAACACTATAAATTGTTGTATAGTTCAGCAACAGATCATGATGTGTTTGCTTGGGAATATTCAGTTGAAGCAGGTCCGGTAATTGGTAAAATCCGTAATCACAGTATAGGGACACTTCTAATTGACATAACCTCCGGTATGGAACTCGATGAAGCAGTAAAACGATACGAGAAGGTGGTTGCCCCTACAAATTACAAGCGCCCTAAAGCAATCTTTACAAAGAAAATGCTTGAAGATGCTCAAAAAACAGTAGAGGAACTTGGATATCTACCATCACTTGGTAGAAGATATGCAACGCTTGATGACATAACAGTCAACAATATACTGTTTAGTAATCGTGATGCAGCAAAGCGTATTACTGGAAGTTCTGATATATTTGAAAGTCTGAAATCAGATATTGCTGTAGATCCTAAAAAGTTCTCAAAAGTAGAAGAAATCCCAGTATCTAAATTCATAAGTGATATGTTGCCATCTGTGCGCGAAATTGAAGTGTTATTTGAGAATAAACTATCATCTAATATGGTATCATTGATTGCACCAGCAAAGGCTGATAGTAAATCAATGTTTAAGTGGAACAATGCATTCTCATGGGCATACACAGGTAACATCACTGATTCTACTATGAAAGCCAATGTAAAAATGGCTGGTGGAAATGTAGATGGAGTCCTGCGATTTTCAATTCAGTGGAATGACAACAGTAAACATGATCCCAATGATCTTGATGCTCATTGCATAGAACCAAGCAATAATCATATTTACTTTAGCAATAAAGGATATAAACACAAAAGTAGTGGGATACTCGATGTGGATATTACTCAACCACGTGAAGGTGTTCCAGCAGTAGAGAACATCATTTACACTGATCTACGAAGTATGTCTCACGGTGTATACAAGTTCTTTGTTCATCAGTATAATAATCGAGGTGGTAAAGAAGGTTTCAAAGCAGAAATTGAATTTGATGGACAGATCTTTGAATTTATTTATAATAAAGAACTTCGACCGGGAGAAAATGTAGTAGTTGCAGAAGTAACATTAGATAGTAATGGATTTAGTATACAGGAGAAGTTATCATCTCAAATGTCATCGCGAGATGTGTGGAACATAAAAACTAATCAGTTTATTCCAGTAAGTGTTATAATGTATTCACCAAATTACTGGGATGAACAGGATGGAATTGGTCATAGACATGTATTCTTCATGCTTAAGGACTGTATAAACATTGAAAGTCCATCAGGGTTTTACAACGAGTATCTAAAGCAAGAATTATATGAACATAAACGAGTATTTGAAGCCTTGTCTAGCAAGTCAGCAGTAAAATCAACAACAGATCAGTTAAGTGGTCTAGGATTTTCTACTACCAAGCGATCTTCTGTAACTGTGAAGGTTAAGGGTGCAACAGAAAGAGTTATGAAAATAACTTTTTAAACTTTAAAATTATATTATATAGGTGATTAAAAATGTTTGAAACAGCAATTAGAAACAAGTATAGATTTCCATCAACTGTTGGGATGATTGGTGTAGAAGATCTCTGGGATCTTTCAATTGAACAACTAGACAATGTATACAAATCACTTAAATTTGAACTTAAAGAAGTAACAGAAGATAGCCTACTTATCACTATCAATGAGGTTGATAAAGAAGTTCAGAGTAAAATTGATATTGTAATGTATATATTCAACACGAAACTTGCTGAAAAAGAAGCACGTGTAAAATCAAAAGAACGATCTGAACAGAAACAATATCTACTATCAATTCTCAAGGAAAAACAGAATGATGATCTCAAGGGTAAATCTATCGATGAACTCAAACAAATGATTGATGGACTATAAAATCAATCTACCATTCTATTTTAACAACATTTTAAATAATATACTATTATAAATGTATATTATGTTCCTGCGAGCATTAATTTTTGGCTACGTTGAAAATTATATTGATAATTCACTTGGTTGTTGTGTAACTTGTGAGCATTATAGACAACATGAATGTAAATTGCATTTCTTTACACCACAAATAACTGGGAGATGTAAATGTTGGAAACCAACATATAACAAGATTTAAATAATCAAGTTTTATTAAATCCAAACTATTTTACCTTTGTACATCTTATATGTACATAATGACTCGCGTTATTCGTTACGTTGGCTGTGCAGGCAGTGGAAAAACGTCCAATTTACTAAAGATAATCAAAGAATCAAAGGATTCTGAAAACATTAGTATTGATGACATTTTGTTTATATCATTTACTAAAAGTCAGATAAGTGATGTTAAGGGTAGAATTAGCGATATTTTCCCAATGGCCAGTGATGATGATATTAAGAACAATGTTAAAACTATTCATAGTGCTGCACTTCAAGTTTTCATGTCATCAAATCCAAATTCAGGTATAAAAGTAATCACCGAGTCAAAAACCAATCAAGAGTATTATGAGGGATTTTGCAACAGCAATGGCCTTGAATATGAATTCAAATATCAAGTCGATGAGGGTATCACTGATCCAAATTACAACTCATCACTCAAATCTGGCAACGTATTTTTCAAAGTAAATAGTTATCTCGAAACTTGTGCATTGGACGTTTCGTTGTGGCCTGATGTAGTTAAACAGATGAAATTCATTGATAGTCAATGTAAAAAATTCACTGATGATTTGTTTACTGCTTGGAAAGCCTACAAGTTGATTAAGGGGTGTTATGAACACGATGACTATATAAATGAAGTTTATAACAAACGATTGTTGCCAAGATCTCGTAAGTTTCTAGTTCTCGATGAAGGTCAGGATGTTTCATATGCACAATACAGGTTATATGAGATGTGGAGAGATGCCAACATATTTGAAACGGTAATATTGGCCCTTGATGATAATCAGAGCATCTACAAGTTTCGTGGTGCAGATCCAAAATTAATGATTGATACTCGCGTTGATGATGATGTTGGAGCCACATCAGAACGTAGAGTTAAGTCTTGGAGAAATCCTTCACGAATTCACACTATGGGCGATTTAATGCTTGGTAAACCATCACATGGATCTCCACGAGAAGATGGTGGTAGTATAGCAATTGAAACTCCAAAGGACGCTGCTGAAGTCGCCGAAGTAATCCTCAAACTTCATCGTCGTTATGGCAAAGTCATGATATTATCCAGGATCAAGGCGGGCGCGAACCAAATTCATATGGCACTTAACTATGCTGGCATACCACATACTTCGCTCACCAATCGATATAACACGTGGACAATTGCCTACATTATGAAAAACAATCGAAAGGTCAAGTTCGACATGCTACAATTTATGAAGGCTGCATACATGAATCCCAACAAGGCCATCACGGATCTATACGGTATGCGATTTAGTTATAGTGATGAATTCCTCCACAAAATCATCTTCAAGGCCATTAAAAGCGAACGACGCATAGATCCTAATAGTATTATAGTCGATACTATCCACGCTAGTAAAGGTTTAGAATCACCATGCGTTGTCATCTATGATCCAGGATTCAATGCTGATGGCGACATCGCTGAAGAACATCGCATATATTACGTGGCAGCCACCAGATCCAGCAACCATTTAACTTTGATGCTAGGTTACAAGGCCAAAAAGTTCTGCAATATAATTGGCAGTGCATTACTAGGTTGATATCATGAAACAATATTATAAATATTTTAAGTATGTGATTACTCACAAGTTTTGGGTGATGAAATATTGCTTTGAGGATGGACTATACATTCAGGGCATACTTCATGACATCAACAAATTTAGACCATCAAATTTCTATGCATATGCAAATTATTTCTACTTAAAGGAAGGTAAGGGTAAGTTTGTTCGTGATAAAACTGGATATTACGATGCATCTCAAACCGGTGACAATCTATTTGATTTGGCGTGGCATTATCATCAACGAACCAATAAACACCACTGGCAATACTGGATAATGGCTTTGGATAATGGAACATTTAGGTGCCTTGATATGCCATACAAGTATGTTCGTGAGATGCTTGCTGATTGGCGTGGTGCTGGTAGAGCACAAGGAACCAATCCAACAGGCGGTTGGGAGGAAGTTTTATCATATTATAATTCCAATTATCATAAAATGCACTTTACAGAACACACTAGAAATGAAGTTGAACAAATTATTCGATCACATAACAATGATGTGTAATGAGCAGTTATAACAATTATAAGTTGATGAGAACTATGCCAGAAAGATCATTTCCCAATTTGACGGATGCTTACAAGCAAACTCACCACTTTCAGTATCCACCGGATCTTGAAGTAATGTATAGTTACATGGAACCACGTAATGGAGCACAATTCAATGAAATTGTATGGTGTGGACTTCAATTTGTCCTCAAAGAATATGGGTTCATTGATAGTTATATAGATCGTGATTTTATTGAAGAATCCAGTATAATTAGCAATGGGATATTCGGAAAACCATTCTTCAATTATGAAGGTTGGGAACACATTAAAAAGGCCCATGGTGGAAACTTACCGATAAACATTTATGCGCTCCCAGAAGGAACCATTGTAAAACCAGGAACTCCTGTATTAGCACTGGAAAACACTGATCCGAAAGTTCCATGGCTTACTAATTACGTTGAGAGTTTGCTCATGCATTGCTATGCGATGACCAATACTGCAACTATCAGTCATGCATTTTATAAAACCATTAAGAGGTATTGTGATCTAGCGGGCGAAGATGTAAGCCCAGTTCACCTCAATGACTTTGGCCTTCGTGGTGCAAGTTCATTGATGAGCGCTGAAATGTGTGGAATCGGACATCTTCTAAATTTCATTGGAACTGACAACAACCCAGCAATAGACAAAATTCGTTGGTATTATCACCCAGACAACACTTTCCCAATCGGAGTATCTGTGGTTGCAGCAGAACACAGCACGATCACTTCATGGGGTAAAGATCACGAACTAGAGGCTTATCGACACATCATTGAAACCACCGATAAACTATATGGTGATGATTGTATAATTTCACTGGTCATTGATAGTTATGATTGGAAACATGCAATCAATGAATACTTCTGTAAAGAACTAAAGTCATTGATAATGAATCGCAAAGGTCGTATTGTGTGTCGTCCTGATTCTGGAAGCCATGAAATAAATGCCCCAGTAATTCTCCAAGCACTTTGGGATTGTTATGGAGGAACCATAAACGATCATGGCTATAAAGTTCTAGATCCTCATATCAGTATAATTATTGGCGATGGTGTCGATATTGCAATGGTAGAGAAAATCTACAATGAAACTGTAATCAAGCATAAGTTTGCTCCAAGTAACATTATATTTGGTTGTGGTGGAAATCTTCTTCAAAATCACAACAGGGACACCAATCGATTTGCTATGAAGTGCAGCGCGGTAAAGCGTAATGGAGTATGGCACAATGTCAATAAAACTACTCCAGGTAAAGAATCAAAGGCAGGTCGATTCGACAACCTACCACTCGTCTACAGCAACGGAAAACTTCTAATTGATGAAAACATATCAGACATTAGAAAACGAGTAGGAATACTCATCTAATTTTTATAAAACCCCGCAACTATTTTAAATCCAAACATCAATACCTATATTATGTCATTTGAGCACATATATAGTCACGAGGAAATGGAACATGTTGATTTATTTACATTAAGTATTGAGAGAAATGAACAAATTCCAAATTTAGATGCTAATGATATTCTTCCTATCAACTTCATTTCTTTCATTATCTCAATAATGTATAGTGGGTATTATGAAAAATATTTTGATGGTAAAATACAAATAATTTATAAAAATAAATTGTATATAGAATTATTTATAAGCAAAGAATATTATTGTGATACTTTTGTAAATGTATATTTAATAGATGGAGAAAGCCCAACAATTAACCAAAAATATAATAGATTTACTCCTAATTGTGAATTAATAGATGGAAAAAAGTTGTTAGTGTTGCAATTTATACAACCAATTACATATTCATCAAGAAATGATTCATTGCTTCATGTATGTAGTAAATATACTTGGTTTTATGATGACATAATTAAACAAATCACCATTGAGAGATTGAATTCGTTATTTGATGATTATAACTATAGATTAGAAAAGGAAATAATAGAAAGTGAACATAACATTCGAATTAAAAAATTAAATGAAGATATAGAAAAAACTCAAATTATTGATAATATAACACAAGAATATAAATCATCTATTAATGATACTATAGATTGGATTTAATAAAACGTAACTATTTTAAACCTCAACGCCAAAATACTAGTATGGAACCTTATCTCACAATGATCATCGGCATCATATGTATACTTGGACTTTGTATAGCAACCGTTTATAACGTCTACCTTCATCGCACTCGAAATAGCGATCTCAAGGAAAAATTAATTGCATGGATCATGAGTAAAATTCCATCATACAAGTAAGGTGTATTATGTCTAACGATGTTAATTTAGAAAGATTATCTCCATATGAATATCAATTAAATTTTTCATTCCAGTATAAAAATGAACCAATTGGTATCATATATAAGTCGACTGTTCCATCTATTGGAGAATATGGACCATATATAAAAGATGAATTAATTAGATGTCATGAAATGATTATTGAAGCATTGGAGAAAGAATCTGGAATATATGATGAATTTAGAATTGATTGGGTATAAAGTATAATTATGTTTAACACAAAACGATATGAACAATATTTTAAAGATCGTGAAGATCTCTTTAGAAAGTTGTCATCGAATCCTGAACACGTTATACCGGTATATTACTGTCCAATTTGTCAACGCAATGTAAATATCATGGACACTGATCATCTAATTACTGGTGTTTCGCCTCGATGTGAAGTTTGTGGAAATCTCGTGCAATGGAATTATAAAGCATTGCGGTGAATGTTATGGATGTATTTGAAAAATTTAGTGTGATGATTGGTCTGTTATTGTTCTATGGAGCATGTATTGGAATGGCTATATCTGGTTTATACAATGTCAATGAACGAACTTTATTAGTGTTTGGAATTTTAACAGGAGTAGTATTTCCAGTTATAGTATGGTTTGGAATGATAAATACAAAGGAGCGATAATGTTATGAAGGTTGAATTTTACGTGGGAATGAATTTAGTGAAGTGTAAACAAACAACAACTCTGGAAGTTGATGACGACACTTCCGATGATGAAATAAGTGAGATGCTCAATGATTGGATGTGGAATCACATCGACATTGGTTGGGAAAAGATTGAGGGCTAAATTAGTAATCCATACACCGATCAACTAGTTTTTATAATACTAACACCAACATTACTTGATGCCTGACTTTTGTGATTGTGAACCATCTTATGAAGATTTAAAACAAATGCATTTTGACAGCCTCAAACGCAAGTTAAGTATTGATCTAATTATTGCCTGTGAAATCTACCACAATAACACGAATGGTCAACCTGTATGGTTTACACGACTCTGTGAAGTTTTTGAAGGCTTAATATCTAAAAATGATGTAAATCATTCACTTGACACTTTGAGTGATTGGATAGTAATCTATGGTGAATATGGAGAAACAAAATCAGGATATGGTGGATATCGCTACTTCATAGACAAAGATGCCAAATACAAAATTGAAGAATTATATAATAAGTATTATGCTTGGTATCGAAGATCTTTTCTAAAATACCAGTAGGAGTTGATCGGCGTTAAGTTTTGTAATTGATATTTCCACACCTTTTTATAATATCACATATAATTATTAGTTATGTCTACTGTTATCAAGTATCTACACTTTAGAGACATAATTAATCAGATGTGTGCTATTCGTGAAGATGAAGTTACCCTGCACTTTAAAACTGATGGTATCATTGTTAAGTTTGTTGATCTCGCAAATGTCGCATTAGTGAATCTGACCATTCCAACTAGTGTATTTGAGTGTTATGATCTCACTGAACAGGACATTGTTATTAAACTTGAAAACCTACGAACATCTGCCAACCTCACCTATGGATTTGTAACTATTAGTCAGATTGCTGATGAAAATAAAACATTAACAATGTTGAAATTTGAAAGTGGTAAATATAGTAGCGTGTTTAAGCACGATGCTGATGCTGTTGTTAAAAAGGAACCTAACGAACCAACCATGATATGGACTTCTAAAACCATTATTAAGGCCAGTGACATGCGTAAGTTCCTGACTAAAACTTCACCATACTATGATAAAATTCGTGTTCACATTCAAAACAACCATTCACACTTCTACGTTAGCAACGATCATGATAAACTCACCTTCGAGATTGATAATGGCATGATAACTGTAGACAACAACAGTAGCCTCTATAACATGGATTATATGAAACGTCTATTCAAACATCTAAAGGGCGATGTGGAATTTTCATCTGGTAATGACATGCCATGTAAAATCAGTATACAAGTTGGTGGCTGTGAAATTGGCTACTATATGCTGGCTCCTAGAATTGAGAGTGATTAATTATGTCAACCATTAATGAATTAATTAAAAACATTGAAGATTGTGAATTTGAATGTGTTGCTGGAAATCTTAAAAACTGTGAGGGTTGGATAGAATTGAAAAATAGAGTCAATGATATTGATGAAATTTTTGATATATTAAAAGAAAATTATAACAAACTAGATTATTCTCAAGGATTGGAATTACAAGAAATTGGTAAAATGGTTGAAAATATGTGGGATTCATATACAGATGAGTAAAATTTAATGTCTAGAATTTATTTTAATACAAGGAATGTTGATATTGGGGATGTAGAAGTTTCTGGAAGAGAAGCACACCTATTACATTTCCTTGACAAACAAATTGGAACTGGAATATTGTATAATAAATTATCATCCTACAATTTAGATGATGAACCATTCAGTAATTGGATTGAAATTAATTACTTACAAGATGTATTGTCAAAATCTCATTTAAAACCAGATGACATAAAACACATAATTACTGCATTACATACTGGAATGGATAACCATAAAATCAAATATGAGGGTGAATGGTTGTTATCGTGGCCTTGGTTCCTTACAATGAATTCCCTGTATGGTAGTGATGTTATGTGCTTAATAGGCCAAATGTCTGCTCAAATGGAAATCTACGCACACATCAAGAAAGAAAACTTTACATGGTTCAGTAACCTCATTAAACAAGCATTAGAAAAAAAAATCCTACGACAAGACATGGGTTGGGATGACGTTATTAGTTTGTGTGAACGAGATGACGTTGATCTCATTGTAATGTCATATTCAGTGTGTGAGGGATTCCCAAATGTAAGTTTAAGTGGACTTCCAATTGATGACGAAGGCTACAGTGACTTTGATGATATGACTCATGAACAACGTTGGGATCTTTGTGTGAAGAACCTTAACCCTGGTGTTGAAATAACTCCCGAATCAATAAGGTGTAGTTACCAGTGAAGTTTAACCATGACAAATTTATCAGAATTACTCAAAGATCAGAAATTCCTTGAATATTGTAAGGAAAACATGACAGACGAATATACCATTGATGAATATGGCATTTATCATTGGGTTTATCCTAATGCTCTGTGGGTTTGTGCTAAAAAATATTGTGAAGAATTTAACATTGAGTTTAAGTAAATTATTGTGGTGATTACTAGTTATGAAAATTAATCTTTATTCTGAATTATCTAAATTAGATTTAACTGAACCATCTACATGTACAAAGTTAAAATACAATATGATTTCAAGTTATATTGAAGATCTTGAACGTTATGGTGATAGGAAATGTATAGATGGAAATTCTTGGGCTTTTAATAATATACATAAAACGTTAATTATAATGCTAGAAGTTTTTTCTAAAAAGAGTGAGAAAATGTCTAATAATGATTGGATTGAATTAATTAGATATTTTAAATACATTACTTCTGATGAGACTGGTCACAAATATGAATTTAAACTATGGGGCTTTACATGAAAATCAAATTATTTAAACACCTAAATCACATTTATCGACCATGTATTTTTTGTAGTGGGCAAATGGTCGTTAGTATGGAAGAACCCGATCACAACGACAATACCATATGTTCTACTTCGGCGTGCAAGAAATGCCGTAGTGTTATTGTGATTGAAACCAGCAAGGATAACTATGTATTGGTTGATGAATAATCCTTAACTTACATTCTCTTTTATAATAGTAAATACAAATATATCGTTATGAATGCTGATGATCGCACTTATGTGGTCATGGAATCTGGTTATTACATTGACAGACATAGTGGTATACCAATTGTAAATCTCTATTCTCGATGTTACGAAGATCCCATGGTCACTGCAACTCATTCATTTCCATATGAACCATACTTATATGTGCCTGCTAATGAAGCAACAAAGTTTTCTCATCCAGCAATTAAACGAATTGAAGATGAAATCCTATTAGACTATAAACATAACGAAATTAGAAAAGTTATTGTAAACATTCCTACTGATGTTCGAGATGTTCGAGATCTTGGATATTCGTTCACTCGTGAAAGCGATGTATTATTTGATAAGCGATTCCTGATCGATCATAAAATTCGTTATGCTTACAAAGTAATAGACAATAAGCCAATTCCAGTTGAAGTCGATCATCCTATGGATCCCCTTGTAATGTATTTTGATATTGAGACTTGGGACAATACTGGTGGATTTACTGGACCAAAAGAAGCAACTGCCCCAATCGTATCTATCCAAATTGGCAACAACTACAATGACAAGGAAGTCGTATTCACTTACGCAATTGGTAAATCAAATGATCCCGATCAATTCATGTGTGAGACTGAACAAGAACTCTACCAAATGGTAATGGCTTATATCCAAGAACTTAATCCAGATATTCTTGCTGCATGGAACAGTGATCAATTCGACATACCATATATTATTAATCGTGCTAAAATTCTACGAACCCAAGGAACACTAAAGAAAAGTCTATGTCGTTATGCTGAACCATCAACGAAGATAACCATATATAAGAAGCGTGAACAATTCAGATCCTATCTTCCTGGTCGTGCATGTCTCGATATGATGGAAGCATTCAAAAAATACAATGTTGGTAAAGGTCAAAGAGAATCTAATGGTCTTAAATCAGTCATATCTGACAAATCACTTCTAAAAGAAGCAGCATACACATATCAAGATCTTGGGCCAATCATCAATGATATTATTGTTGCTGAACGATGGGATGATTTCATAGCATACTGCAAAAACGATATTAAGGCCCTCAAAGTAATTGACAAGAAACTTGGACTCTACAAATTCTTTGAATCCATACGATTTATCGCAGGGAACAAAATTACTGAAAG